AACGTTGTTCATCAGCTAAACGACCATCTTCTGCTTGTTTATACTTTGATCTTATGTAGCCTGCTAAACCGACCATTTCCTCATCGGTAATGTCTTTCTGTTCGCCAGTGCCTATTAGTTCACCTATTTCAGCCATTTTAGTAGTCTTTTTTGTCAGCTAAAGCATTAAAGTTAGAATCTACTTGATTCTTGCCTGAAAGGCTTTTTTCGTTAACAGATGATTCTTGTGCATGGGAATACTTTGTGTTAACCCAACTTTCCATTTTTTCTCTGGATAGTTTTGTTTCGTCTTCCATGCCAAGATCACCTTGTTTGTATTTACCGTATAGTGGCATTTTCTTCTCCTTGTTGGTTGGTTGATAAATTTAGTTTAGTCATTTCTTCTTGTATTTTTTCAAGTCTAGGGTTTCTTATTTTATCGGTAATTATAGTTCCCCCATACTCATCCATAATACCTTCAGCATCTTTTCTTCTTCTTTCAAGTGTAGCTTCTTGGTCAGAAACATAGTTTGCAACCTCTTCTCTACTTACATTTTCTACAAAATCTTTAGCCTCTATGTCTTCAGCTTCTTCCCTATCTATATCTGTTCTTATATTATCTGCTAAACCTGGTTGAGGATCACCCCTACGTAAAGCTGCAAACTCTGCTTGGGGTGCTAAAAACCCAGTTACATTACGAAGTAACTCTTTACCTTTTTCTTTAGTTTTATCTAAAAACGTAACATTTTCTATAGGTTCTGGGTTTAAACGTTCTTGTTCAGTAACCATTGCTACTTGTTCTGGACTAATTTTATCTAAAACATCCCTTACTTCACCTGCTTTACCACTGTAAAATTCTGGTTGGTCTGTATACAATTCTTTTCCTTCAAAATCTTTACCTACTTTTCCAGGGTCTGTCATACCTACTTCTAAAGCTACTTCAGCAGCAAGACTAACAGGTTTATTTAATATACCAAAACCTACAATAAGTGCCCCTTTTATAGCATTAGCTCCATATTTTTTACCTGCTTGTTTAGTCATATCTATAAATGTGTCAGAAGCTCTACCGACTTTAGTTGGGGGTGTTTTACCGTTTTGATCTACATAATCTACAATAGGACCTCTAGTAGTAAAATCCATACCATCTGCATCTTTTATTGTTATTATATTAGAAGGCATAGCTTCTTTTAAATCTTGATTAAAAAAATTAGTTCTAAGATTTATAGTATAATCTTTTTGAGTAGCTTTTACATTTCCATCTGTTTTATATTTTAACTTATCTACAAAAGGTTTATCAAAATCTACATCTTCTACAAACTCTTCGCCTGCTTCATATACAACATTATCTAACACTTCTGTTTCTATAAGTGCATCTATGTAAGGTTGTATTCTTATTCTATTTACTAAACTGTTTGACTTTTTATTAGATAAGCTTGCTAATGTTTTATCATCCAAAGGTTCAAAAGCATTGCCTACATTACTATTTATTATATTATCTATATCTTGTGCATTTACAGGAGCATATTCCTGCTCTAATAAAACTCCTTGTAATCTATTAGCTACATCAGACATAAAAGTAGGAGTATCTATAGTGCCCTGTTTAAAACTAAAAGCTATATCTAATTTTGTATTAGGAAAATCATCCATATACTTATCTATACCTAAAGACATTCTATCTACTGCATAAGCAGTACGCCCTACATAATCATCTGCTACATCTGCAGGTGTAGACAAATAATCAAACTGATCTATAAGTTTTTTTGCTACAGTGTCTACCCTATTATTATATTCTATAGCTTCCATTAATTCAGTAAGTACACCACTATCTAGTCTTATAGCTGCTGCACCATCTGCTCCTGTTCTCTGTAAAGTTTTAGGTACAATTTTATTTAACAAAGATTGATTTTTATTCCAATCAGGAACCCCTTTATGATTAAAAGGAAGGTAATCTGCAGCTTTACGGTAACCTATTTCAGTGCTTCCTGTAATACCTTCGACAACTTCTTCTATTTTATTTCCTATATTGTTCATATAGCCACTTGCATTTATTTCGTTAAATACGCCTTCAATAGTTTGTCTAGCTGTATTTAAATCCATAGGTAAATCTACAAGAACTTTAGACTGTGAGCCTTTATTTAACAATGCTCTAAAAGCATTTGTATCTTTTTCTTGTTGTCTCCAAATAGCAAAATGCCTACTTTCAGGTTTTACCCTTTTAGCTTTTTTTCTTTTAGCTTGTGTGGTTCCGCCTTCTACTGCTGCTGCTCCTGTACCCACTGGTGTTTCAGGTAAAGGTGCCCCTGTATCTAAAGCTCTTAAAAAATCTTCACTAGCACCTCCTTCAGGCACTACATTTTGTTTAAATGTTTCAGAACTACCATATACTCTTTCTTTTAGTGCAGCATCAAATTCAGATATTTTTTTAGCGGCAGTTCTCTCTGTAGTAGTTTTAGGAGTTTTGTCTAATAGTTTTCTTGACTTGTCATCAACTAACTTATCATTATAGTATGAATTTACAATATTACTTTTTTGATGAAAGTTCCAATGAGCATCAAAAGTAGACAGTTCTCTTTTTCCTAAATCTAAATCTACTAATGCTTCAGGATTCATGTTTGCCCATGAAAGAACTCTATCACTGTAGTGAGCTCGCATTGTACCATCAGTGTGTCCTAATACGTCTGATATATATTCTCCTTTACCTTGTATATTAGAGTTTCCTAATAAGCTTGCAGTTCCCTGTCTAAATAAATAAGATTTTCTAATAGGATCGCCTGTGTCTAAATCTATTTCTTGAAAAAAACTAGGGTCTATATCATTAAAACCAGAATTTATTACAGCATCTAAATATCTATTAACTTCGGTTGTTTTTATAATATTATTTTTACTACCAAATCTAGGGTCTGTAGAAAATATGTATTTATTTGCGTAAGATTTTTTGTTTAAGCCTGTTTCGTTTATTCTGCCTTTTAGTATCTTAGCTAAATAGTCAGACATAGGAACTATTCTTTGCAAATTAGTTTTGTTTAAACTATCAAGACGGATTGTTTTGTTTTTAAAATCTATATCTTTAGGTCTTAAACTACGTATATCTGCTACTCTTGCTCCTGTAGCATATAGTGCTTCTAACATTGCAGCATAAGTTTTTACATTATCTACAGTATATCTTGACTTTGTTAACCCTCCTAAACTTTCTATAAGTGCTTCTGGGCTAGAACCTGCATCTAATACTTTTTGCAAATTATCAACAAGACCTTTGTAAGACGGTGAGACTCCACGTATAACATAATCAGGCTTAACAAGTTTAAGTTTTTTTAAACTTGCAGTCATATCTTTATACTGTCTTTCCGCAGCTTTATCTACTAAGTTAGAAGTGCCTGCATCTAAATAATCAAAAGCTCTATATGTTTGTGATTTTGCCATCTAGTATCCAAATATAGGGTCTTGCACCTCATACCTATCAAACTCTTTAGGTTTTCTAAACCTAGGATGATAGTATGGGCTGTTAACTAATCTTGTCATGCACATATATCTTAAAGCATCGTAAGCATGATCCTCTGCTTTTGTATCTACATCCTCTGGGTTTGTTTTACTTAGAGGTAGTGTAGGTAAAGTTCTTATTAACTGGCTACAGTGATTAAATATTCTAAGTCTAGGTTCTCCCATGTCGTTCTTACCTAAACGTTTATGCATCTCTATCTTACCTGCCAGTCTGTCTCTATTAGAAGCCATCCATCTTAGGTTAAACCTATTCATGGACTCTGCTATACTTAAACCATGTCCTGTTCTACTAAAACATGATTCGTCTAATACTGCTGTTTGCATAGTAGGATCATCATACTCTAGTTCCATAATCCTTTCTGCTAACCCTTCTCCTGTGTAGCCTTTTCCGTAAAGCTCTCTATATATCCATAGGTTACCATCATAATCGACAGCACCCCATAAAACACAAGAAGGACTAGAGTAACCATAGTCTGCAGCCCTAATACGAGCCCAAGACCTAGGAATCTCAAAGGGATCAACAACATGTACTGAACGATCAAACTCAGCAAACGCTGCACCATCTGTGACATCCCAGTCTCCTTCTAATAATCTTCTTCTCTCTACTTCTGGTAGAGAATACAACATAGCCTCATATTCCCCTGAAGCTATAAGGTAGGGGTTATCCGTTAGTCTTGCAGGGATGAATCTTCTTTGGAAGAGGGGCTTTCCTGCTTTTTCTTGGGCTGAGGCTCCATATCTGAGGATAGTACCTGATTCAACATCTTTAGCCCAAAAAGGCGTATTTGGCTCGGCAGCATCAATATACATCTTTTTAACCCACCAACCGCCCATTCCGCCTGGGTTAGCTGTGCAACGCATGTACGGTACAATGCTTTGATCCGTTGTACGGAGTCTTGAACGAAGGTACTCCCATACGTAAGGAGTTGGGTAATGCGTGATTTCATCGATTGCAATCCAGTTAAAACTTTGTCCTTGATATCTTGTAACATCTGTGTCTCTATCTAAATATGAAAATAAAATCGTAGCCCCTGATGGGAATACCCAAGTCGATTTACTTTCTCTAAATATAGCTTCTGGGAAAGCCTTCTTATATAATTGCCTACTTTTGTCTATAAGCTCTGTTAGTTCGCCCAATGTCCTTCTAAGAAGCAATCCTCTATGATTAGGATTGTGGGCATATCTTAATGCATCTGCAAGTAGGGCATATGATTTACCTCCACCTGCTGCACCACCATAAAGAACATCACGTTCAGGTGCTGCTAGGAACTCCATCTGAGGACCTGGATTCGGTTTGAACGCAACTTCCTGTTCCGCAACAAACTCTTGAAACGCAGTCGGTGCATCCGCAAGCACATCTTCCGTTATCGCAGCCTTTCCCTCTATCGCCTTGTCGAGATGTTTGAACTTCTGTATCTTTTCTTTCTTTAATTGTTTCTGCCTCGATAGTTGGTTCTTATGTTTCTTAATCTTCTTGTCTCTATACCGCAACTGGGCTAGAGCAGCTCTACGAGCCTTTTCCTTAGCTGATAATCTATATCGACCTTTCTCTCCTTCTTTGAGTTTAGGTCTTCCTTTCTTAGGTGTTTCCAAGTACTTCAGCCTCTACATCTGATAGTTCTAACTCTTCTGCTTTTTTTGCAGGTAACAAAACAACAGCATGTACATGTTTGTTTTCTGTTACTACTTCTTGTCGTTTAGATATACCACATCTATCAAGTATGTCAGTTGCTGCTTCAAACCTAAGTTTCTGTCTAGCTATTGGTTCTTCTGTGTTTCCTGATAAAGCATCCTTTATCTGTCCTACTGCATTGGCTGTTGTCGTTGCTAACAATCCTTTTGCTCTGTCTATAATGTGAGGTCGCATAGCTTTCGATACTGAAGACCTTGAGGACTCCGAATAGCCTGCTTGCAATAGACTTTGGGTTATGTTCCCAAAGGTTTTTTCTCCTTCCGCAAAGTATGCGTCAAGAAAATTCTGTTGTTTCTCTGTTAATTCTTGTGATTTTTTACGTTGTGGTGTTAACATTTTATCTGTTTAATAAGTACTCTATGCCTCTGTACAAGCCACGTCTGTAGCTTACTTTAGCTTTTGTTTTATTAATAATATACTCTGTACCCCTATATCTTTTCTGCAAACCTTTTCTAAGATTGATTATAGGGTAC